TGGTATGAATACTTCAGTGCAGGTTTGGACACAGCGTATTCCACAAAATCTCCGGACACGATCGCCATGAGCTTTGTTGGGATCACGAATAAAGGACGATGCATTGTGCTGGATGAGAAAGTCTATAACAACGCCAGTCAGACGGTACCGATTGCGCCCAGTGACACAGTAGTTAATTTTATAGCGTTTCTGGAGAGAAATCGAAAGGAATGGGGAGGGCTGGCAAGAAATGTATTTGTGGACAATGCAGATCAGGCAACACTAACGGAGTGTGCAAAGTACAAGCGAGCGCATCCGGAATGCCTATATATATTTAACAACGCATACAAGAAAGTAATAATCGTTGACCGTATCATGTTGCAGCTTGGCTGGATGGCGTATGACGAGGATAAGCATGTAGGACCGTGTTATCAGGTGGTTGACACTTGCGTGAACTATATCCGAGAGCTGGACTGTTATAGCTGGAAAGAGGATAAGGACGAGGAGCCAGAGGATGCAAACGACCACATGGTCAACAGCACTCAATATGCTTGGATTCCGTACAAGAACAAGATAGGAGTAAGTAATGGAGGAAATAAATGAGGTGGCTGGATAAAATGAGTGAGAACGTAAAACAGAAGATGCAGAGTTGGCTGCAGATCACTCCGGCAAATGTGCATAGTTTCAATATACAAGAAACTATGGATTTTCAGGCTAATGTGATCAAAAACAGAATATGGTATTTGGGAGATCCTGACGAGCTGGCGCAGTTATACCGTCAGATCGATAGCAGCCAGAACAGACTACGCTTTTGGGCGGCACGAAGCAGTAACGGAAGAGAGATCCGGAAGATACATATCGGACTGCCGGCGATTATTGTTGATATGTTGACCAGTATTATTATGACGGACTTTGATGCCGTCACGGTGCCGGACAAAAGAAAGGACGCATGGAAGCAGATTGACAAAGAGAATCAATTTAAGAAGCTGTTGGAAGAGGCGGTCAGTCAAGCATTATATCTGGGAGATGGAGCATTTAAGATATCGTTGGATACAAGGATGAGTGAATATCCGATCATAGAATGGTACCCGGCGGATCGAATTGATCTCGTCTATGACCGTGGACGAATGAGAGAGGTAGTCTTTAAGACTGCTTACAAGGAGCGAAATAAACACCATGAAAATAAACACTATGAACTACAGGAACATTATGGATTTGGTTATATCCGAAATGAGCTGTTGCATGATGGAAAAAAGGTGGACTTAAAGAACGTATCTGCATTGGCCGGATTGAAAGATATTCGCTTTGACGATTCGTTCTGTATGGCTGTGCCTTTTTATGTTTACAGCAACCCAAGGGTGAAAGGAAGAGGCAAGTCGATTTTTGATGGTAAAACAGATGACTTTGATTCGCTGGATGAAGCATGGAGCCAGTGGATTCAGGCAATGAGAGACGGGCGTGCAACGAAGTATATTCCACAGGATCTCATACCAAGAGATCCAAAAACACAGGAGCTTCTTGTTCCGAATCCATTCGACAATACGTTTATAGCAGTACAAGGGGGAATGAGCGAGAACGCTGCTGACAAGATTGAGGTCACACAGCCGGTTATTCCTCACGAATCGTATCTAAGTACATATATCACTGCTTTGGATCTCTGCTTACAGGGAATCATCAGTCCATCTACGATTGGAATTGACGTCAAGAAACTGGACAATGCCGATGCGCAGAGGGAGAAAGAAAAGACGACGCTGTACACCAGAGGAAAGATCATTGATGCACTGCAGACAACGATACCGAAATTGATCGATGTTATATTCAAAGCATTGGACACGTTGAATGCGGTAACTGTAGAAGATACTGTGGCATCGGTGGAATTTGGTGAGTATGCAAATCCGTCGTTTGAGTCACAGATCGAGACGGTGGGCAAAGCAAAGTCCAGCAGGATCATGTCCAATGAAGCTGTTGTGGAAGAACTGTATGGAGACACCAAGACAGACGAATGGAAGCAGGAAGAGATTGATCGATTAAATGCCAGAGATGGCATGGAGACGTTGGAAGAACCGGCGTTGAATACAGCCGGGCTGGATATAGAACAGAGTACGAATAATGACACAGGGCAGCAGAGCGCTATATCGAAGGAGGGGTAACCAATGCGGGTTAATGTAAATGGAAAAATGTATACGATGCCAAGATCGCAGTACAAGCAATTGCTTACCATAGCATCTGAACAGGTGCATTTTGGTGTATATGCAGTAGAAAAAGCAAACTATGCAGAGTTAAGACATGACAAGTGCAAGTCTATAACGCAACTGAAAGCAATGATCAGGCAATATAAAACACAGGGATTTAAGGTACACGCTAATAAATAATCCGATGGAAGGAGTGCAGCATGGAGAACATGAACTATGATGTGGGAGATGCATTTGCCACGATAGAGAACGAATTGCTGGACTCTATGATTCGGAATATGAAACGCCATCGTGCGGAGGAAGCAGAGGAGGGATTTCAATGGGAACAGTGGCAGGCAAAGCAATTGGCAGGACTAGAGGAGTACCGTAGAAAACACGCAGATCGATTGAATGCCCGATATAATTCGATCAACGCTAAGATGCGCATGGCAATATTGCAAGCAAACGCAGCCGGAGGGATGGCGCAGGAGAAAGCAATCTTGAAAGCAATCCAAAAAGGAGCGAAGCTGCATAAAGCTTCAGACAAACTGCAGGGAGAATTTTTTCGGATAAATGAGCGAAAGATGGATGCGTTATTGGATGCGGTAGAACACGATATGCTACGCGCAGAATCAGCTATATTACGGATGCATGATGATCAAGTGCGGCGAGCTATATTTAATGCACAAGTGTACGCCAACAGCGGAGCAGGGACGTATGAAAAGGCGGTGGACATGGCGGTTAAAGACTATGCGTCAACGGGTCTAAATTGTGTCAAATACAAAGATGGTAAGCAAGTCAACATTAAGTCATATGCAGAAATGGCGTTACGAACTGCCAGCAAAAGAGCCTATCTCTCCGGAGAGGGTACCAAACGACAGGAGTGGGGCATACATACAGTGATCATGAATAAGCGTGGCAATGCATGCCCACTATGTTTACCATGGGTAGGCAGGGTGCTTATAGATGATGTATGGAGCGGTGGCACAGCAAAAGAAGCGTCAAAACAGGGATATCCTCTCATGAGTGCGGCAATGGCAGCAGGGCTGTATCATCCTAATTGCAGAGACAGTCATACCACATACTTTCCGGACATATCTACACCGCCAAACAAGAGGTGGAAAAAATCGGAGCTGAAAGCGATAGAGGCACAAGCCAAGAGAGAGGCGAGGAAACAATATGCTAAGCGACAGCAGGACAAGTATAGCAGACTAGAACGGACTGCATTGGCTCCGGAAGATAAGCGGATGTATGCTGCAAGGAGAGAGGAATGGAACAAAAAAGAAAAGGCTGAAGAAATTGGCATTCTTGATGAATATAAGATATTTGTCGAGAGAATAAAACAAGATCAAAATCCAAGTAAGCATAAAAGCTTAATGATGTTATATTCAGAGATGACAGAGGTTGTTTCGGATGAAAATATTACGGCTCCATTTGCTTATAGCATAGCTGATGATGTCGTAAAATATAATGCAAAATATCCGTATATTGCAGATTATGATATGGATTATGTGTTTGCCCATGAAGTTACTCATAGGATGGATATTTTAACATATCACAGTTGGAACAACGAGAAGTTTATTGGTGCTATTGATAAGTGCAGTAGAAAAGTTTATGATAATAAGAGAGAGGTTGAAAGCTGGTTTGAAGGAGGCGGAAAGTTTGAAAGTTCATTTGCCATGTCTGATATCGTCAGTGCTTTAAGCAATAATAAAATACATGGAATTGTTGGCCACGACGAAGATTATTGGGAAAGACCAGGGAATAAAGAACTTGAAACATTTGCTAATATCAGTGTGATTGATATATTGGATTTACCAGAACGAGAGGAACTGAAAAGAATGTTCCGAGAGTTGTATGATGCTTATGAGGAGATTGTAAAATGAAAATATTAAACATGATAGCTGCAGATGAAGAGATATCACAATTAAAAAAAGAGTTAAAGGAAAAGACCGGACAGAGTCTGGGGTTTAATTATGATTGTTATACGGGAATTGAAGACTACAAAGAACATCTTCGAGAGTGTGTTAAAGAAGGGAAAATAATAACACGCCCTCAAGATGAGGAAGCAAGAAATAGATTTGCTTCTGTAATGAGTAAAAAATAATTATCAAAAAGTTGCACCGGTGCAACTTGCGAGAGGGGATGGTAACATGAGAAAAGAAAAAGTATGGGACAGATGGTCAGATTTCCCAATCATGTCCCGCATTTCATTTATTTTATCAGTGTTTGCATTACTAGCCGTAATATTGCGCTGATCTCATGACGATATGCACCGACAAAAGCAAGAACAGATATGATGAGAGCAAGCAGATCGATCCATTTATCCAGCAGGTAACGCTTCAATGCGATAGAGTTAAACTCTTTTTGGTGGCGGCCTTTATGGGTAAGTGTTGCGCTGATCAGGGAACGATAACGGCCTCTGGTGGTAGAAACATAGCCATTTTCTTCCAAGAAGTCAATAGCTGCAAGAAAATCAGCTTGTGTAAATTGTTCCGGATATCCATGATTAGCATGAAAAGTATAATCGGAACAGTTATACAGATATTCAAGTATCTGTTTAGAAGTTTTATCAAGCATAATAAAGTCCTTTCTGT